AGATCCTGCTATGCCACCAGAAGACAAAGAGAAAGCTATGAAGCTTCTTGAGTTAGATATGATTGAGATGGCTGAGATATCCAAACGTTGGGACTCAGATATGAAATCAGATTCATGGCTCAGCAAGAATACAAGACCTATGACATTGATTTATTTAACTGTTATTACGTCTTTGTACATTATACTTGACTCTCTAGATATAGCATTTGATATAGATGATAGTTGGGTAGAATTATTGAAGACATTATTAGTTACAATTTATGTAGCTTATTTTGGCTCACGTGGATTTGAAAAGTATACAACAATTAAAAAATAATATTAACATTTAAAAATTAGAAATTATGCCAAATAATATGAGAATAGCAGGTAGAAAGTACACAGTAGGTGGTGCCAGAGATAAAAAGAATTCTTACGGAGACGGAGGAATGGATGGTTCACCACAATCTTACAACATGAACAGAATGGCTGCAGGTGGTGGTCTTAAAGGTTTTATGGCCGGAGGTTCTGTAATTGATGGTCTTATGGATAAGGCTGCTTACGGAAATGCGGAAGATGTAAAATCAGTAAGTAAAATGAAATAATTAGAAATCATGGCAAAGAAAATATCATTCCCTATGCAGGGAGAAGCGTATAAAAGAGAGACAACAAACGGATACTATGATCCTACATCTGTGTATTCTAAAACTCTACAAAAAAGAAATGCAAAGAAAGTTGCTAAAAGACAAAGACTAGCTAAAGCAGGTATCAAGTGTGATATGGATTCTACTAGATCTCCTGAGCCAGTACAATCAGCAGCTTTCAAGAATGGATATAGAAGAAAATCATAAATTAAATTACTATGGCAAAGTTAACAGCACAACAAATATCTCAGGCAGGTTTAAAACCTACTTATGTTACACCGTCAGCAGGGGGAGATACTCTTGCTAACACAGCAGAACAGTTCTTCCATGTAGAAAACAATGGGGGTGTTGCTATTACTGCAACTGTGGTTCCTGTGGTTACAACGGTAATAGATCCTTTATTAGGAAAGTTGGTTAAAGAAAACGCAGTGTTAACACTAGCGGCAGGAGAAGAAGGTTTCTTAGGACCTTTTGAGGTTGATGCTTTTAATGATGCTAATGGTGACATAACAATAACATGTTCAGCTACAGCTAGTGTTAAATTGGCTGCACTGTATTTATAAAAACATAAAGAAATGGGCTCATTATTACAAGACGTAATTGGATTATTTTCCAAGAAAAAATATGCAGAGAATCCTTATGAAGTAAGTAGGGATGATTTTTTAGTTTTATCTACTAGAGGATCTAGTGAACTAAATGTAATGGCTTACTTACCAAAAGTAGACCAAACATTAATCTCTGTTAAACAATTAGCAGATGCTATCAATGGTGCTGGAAATACCACTTATGATTATTTACTTGCAAATGATGGGAACAACAACTCTATTTTAAGCTTAGAAGGTTCTGATGGTACTACAGACAATATAACTATAAAATCAGGTAATGGTATTAGTCAAGCTATAGATTTAGTAGCTGGAACAGTTACACTTAGTGTTAGCACAGGAACATTTGTAGAATGTACTGGATCTAATACAGCCAACGTTATCCCAATGTGGAATGGCGGTACATGTTCATTAAAAGATAGTGATTTTACTTTTGATGGTAATAACATGTATGCTCTAGCTTCTAGCAAAAAATTTACAGTAGGTTGGTTAGAAATGTCATCTGCTGGAGTTATATCAACATCTAATGGTACAGGATCTGTTGGTCAAGTTCTTACAGTAGCTGCTAGTGGTCAATTAGAATGGACTACAAATGGTACTGGTAGTATGAGTAGCTGGAAAGTAACTGGTGATGTTGGAACTGGTCAATCAGTTACTGATGGTGATGAAGTTACATTTGGTGGAGGACAAAAAATTGTAACTGAAATACAAGGAACACGTGTCTTAAAAATTACTCATGATAATACTACAAGAACAGATACTACTTCTACTGTAACTCCTGGACCTGGTATCCAGTTTTCTGTTATAGATGTTGTTCAAACAGATTCAATGGGTCACATTACAGATGTAAATACTAAGCAAGTAACAATGCCTACTATAAGTGGTGTTACTAGTGTTAGTACTTTAACAGCCGGTACAATATCTATTGGAGGTACTGCACAAGATCCAACTGTATCAACTATTACAACAGGTGTTTCTGATGGTGGTACAGGGCTTGCAACTGGAGATCAAATTTATGACTTTGTAATTGGTCTTGGTTATGGTATTGTTGATTCTGTAACTGAAGGTGATGGTATAAAGGTTACAGGTACAGCTCAAGACCCAGTAGTAAACATAAAATACGCTGGAGCAGACAATGCAATACTTGTTGCACCAACTGAGGTAGCAACAGCACAAGACTTTTTATGGTTTAGTGATGCAACTAATAATAATATTAGAAAGGTAAAAATAGGTGATTTACCAATAAGCGGTGGTGGAGGCGGAGTCACACAAATTGTGGCTGGCACAAATGTTAATATAAGCCCTGCTAATGGTGTAGGTACTGTTACTATAAATTCAACAGATCAATATTTAGGAACTGTTACTTCTGTTGGTACATCTAATAGTGCATTTATAGATGTAACTGGTGGTACAATTACCAATACAGGAACTATTACAGCTGCACTAAGTGCTACAGGAACTCCTGATGCTAGCAAATATTTAAGAGGAGATAATACATGGTCACCAATTCCAACTGATACAAATACTACATATGATCTAAGTTCTGCACAAGCAGGCAGTGATGTTAACGTAAATCTTGTTGCTTCTAATCCAGCATCAACAGATACTGTTAAGTTAGTTGCAGGTTCAAACGTTACACTTACAGATAATGGATCAAGTGAAATAACAATTGCTGCTGCTGGTTCAGTAACTAATGTAAATGCAACAACAGGCGGAGATGCATTAGATGTTTCAGGTGTACCTATTACAACTACAGGAACTATGGCATTTACTTGGGCTGGTTCTGCCAGTGAATATGTAAATGGTGAGGGTGACTTAGTAACTTTCCCAAGCTTCCAAGCTCCTTTAACTTTAACAACTACAGGTACAAGCGGAGCTGCAACACTTGTTGGTAATACTTTAAATATACCACAATATGCAGGTGGCTCTAGTACTGATGAGAAATTTAAAATAGATTCAGCAGATACTGCAGCAGGATACTTTACAGATAAAGTAACTATAGGTTCTGGTTTATCAGGTTCAGTTAATACAGATGGAAGCGGTGTTAAGACATTAACTATAAGTGCTGTATCATTCCCATATGTATCAAGTATAAAAGTAGGAAGTAGTACAGATTCAGGTTCATTTGAATTTGTAGGACCAGGTGTTACTATGACTTCTGGTACTCCTCCTACAGAAATAGAGTTTGCATCTGTAGTTACATTAGCAGCTACAACAGCAGGAGATGCTTTAGATGTAGCTGTAACAAATAATAGTACTACAACTGGTACCAGTACTGCAGCCTTTACATGGGCAGGTACTACCTCTCAGTATGTAGATGGTCAAGGTAATTTACAAACATTCCCAAGCATACCTTCTGCTTTTACATTTGATATTGACAGTGATGCTAGTAAAGTCCATCAGGATCTCCCAATATTATTAATGTAGGCTTAGATAATAGCGGTGTAACTGCTGGTATCTATAGTAATCCAACTATAACAGTAAACGCTCAAGGACAAATTACTTTGGCATCTAGTGGTAGTGCTGGAATGACTTCATGGACAGCACAAGGAGATAGTGGTACTGATCAAGTTATAACAAATGGAGACAAGCTCTTATTTAAAGGAGATGGTACTATAGAAACTGTAGCACAAGCAACAGATGAAATACTAATAAACCACGCTTCTTCTGGAGTTACTGCAGGAACATATAACTATACAACTGTACAGGTAGATGCAAAAGGTCACATTACCAATATTCAATCTGCTAATGCTGTAAACACTTTAACATTAAACGCAGGAACTAGTTCTGGAGCTGCATTAACTGGAAATATTTCTGGTAATGCTTTAACACTTCAATCAAATGTATTTGCAGGAAGCAGTAATGTAGGTCATGTACCTTCTTCATCAGGAGTTGATCAAAATAAATTCTTCTTAAGAGCAGATGGAACATGGGCTCAACCTGGTGGTGGTGGTGGATCTATTACTGCTGGATGTGGTATTGATGTTACAGGTAGTCAAGTATCTGTAGAGTATGGTCAAGGAGCAACTAATGTTGTAAACTGTGCAAACTTATTACCAGAAGAAAACTTTGACATTGATAAAGACACAATGCTGGTTGATGACAAAGACTCAGGTGGAACAGGTGTTCATGAAGCAAAAGAAATAAAAGTTAAAGATGTATTTGATAGAGCAGTGCAAAGATCAACATTCCCGCTACCAGTAGCATGGGGTAAAGTTGTAACAGGTACGAGTGGTTTTGCATCTCCAGCTAATGCAGGTAGATCTAATCTAGGCCCAATGGCATATACTGCTATTGGTAGTTCATCAGGAACTTTATCTTGGGCTAATGCTTTATCAGGAACAAATTATGTTATTCAACTAACATGTGATTCTGTTCTTCAACCTGTACATTGCTATGCAAGAAATAAACAAACAACCAGTGTTATAATTGGAACAAAAACAATGGCTGGTGCAGATTTAGCTGGACAAGAACTTGATTATGTTATTTATGACACATCAATGAACTCAATATAAAAATTAAAATAAAAAGAAATGAGTGTTTATATACAAGAGGTATTAGGCCTATTAAAGAGAAATAAAAAGAAGACTAAATTAGACAAACAAAGAGATCACTTTGAATTTGGTAAACTTTATCATACTAGTAAGCTAAACACTGGTGCTTCTTATAATCCTACAATGGAACCTTTTGTAGTTAAATGGGGAGATATAGTATGTCAAGCCACAGAAGATTTAACAAGAACACAACCAGGATCAGGTAAGGTAGGTAAAATTCCTGTTTATACTGACCCAGAAGGTTTCTGTTCATGGGATACATTAATGGATTCTATAATGAGTCAAAATGCTATAGGAGATACAATCTCAATAGCAGGTGATCTTTATGTAGATGGTACTATTACAAGCACTGCTTTAACAGAAGACCGTATAGTTATTGTAGGACCTAACGGGATACTAGAAGATGATGCTAACTTCACAATGGATGGAACTACTTTTACAGCTAATGTAAATGTAGCACATGGACCAACTACTATGGCTCCTGTACCACCACACACAACAACTATTAACTCTAATCTTTTCTTAGAAGGACCTGTTTATGATTCACTTGGTAATATGGGTGGGTTAAACAAAGTTCTTGTTGGTTTAGCAGATGGTAGAGTGAAGTGGCAAGATGATGATGTTGTAGAAGCACTTACATATGGTGCACTATGGCAAGGAGATCCTACTAACTATAAAGTAGAATTACCTATTGGCACTGCAGATCAAATTCTTATTTCTGATGGTACTACTTTTTCATGGAAAGATAACCCTGCAGCAATTGTAGGTGAAGTTTGTGATGTATATAGAATTCCATTATGGACTCCAGATTCTCAAACATTGGGTTGTTCATTGCTTATTCAGAATGGAAACTCTAGTACTCCTGCTACTAAAATTACTAATGACGGTAAACTACAACAAACAAAAGAATTATTCTTAGACACTGTAACACAAGATGATACTCTGACAGAAGTATTAGTTAGAGATACCGGTTCTGCAAATGAAGTTAAATTCAGAGATGTTAGTACTATTGTGCCTCCTGTAGGATTTGATACTCTTACTATGAGTACATCTGCAGATTGGACACAAACTTATCTTAATGCATATGTACCCTTAGATGATACTTCTGTAAGTTATATGCGTATTGGTGGAATGACAGGATTAACAGATGGTCAAGAAGGACACGTTATTGCAGAAAATGTAAAGACCGGTACTCTTCTAGCACAAGATGCTATTAGATTCCCAGATGGTTGGGGTGTTGTTGGTGAGTTGTGGGATAATAGAGTATCATGGTTAACAGGTCCAGGTGGAATGAATGGATATAAAGATACAGACACACTATTATTTGGTGAGTCACTTAAGTTTAAATATATAAACTATCAAGCTCCTGGTCAATCCAATAACGTTTTATTCTGGGATGCATGCTGTAAACTATATTCTAAAAATGACTGTCCTCAAGCAAGTAATCAAACTCATACTATAAATGAAGACACTTCTCTACCTTCAACATCAACTGTTGTAGTAGATAATGGATATGGTGGTTATGGCCTTACATATACTATTGTAAGTAATGTAACTAATGGTACTTTAAACTTTAATTTAAATACTGGTGTTTATACATATACACCAAACACTAACTTCTTTGGTACAGATCAGTTTACTTATACAGTATCAGATGGATATTGTAGTTCTGATGTAACAACTGTAACAATAAATGTTACTGCAGTACCTGAAGCACCAGAATTTACAAGCCCATGTCCAAATACAAGCAGCTTAATAGCTGGAGGAACATATACATATAACTATACAATTGTAGATCCTGATCATGCAGGCAATCAATTAACAGTTACATATGAATTACAAGATGCTAATGGTGTTAAAATCACAGGAACATCTTCTGATTGGCTCACTAATACATATAATAATGATTATACTGGTACCATAACAGGAACTTATCCAGCAACAGGAGGCACATTTACATTGATTTTGAGTGTAACCGATCCTGATAATCTTGTTGGTCAACAATCTTGTAATATAGCAGGGCTAATACCAGATAAAGATACATTCTTTAATTTCTGGAGTGATGTATCAGGCTCAATGATTAGTACAATTTCACAAACAGCACAAATGGCTAGTGTATCTACAGTATATTTCCGAGGAGATGCTCAACAAACAGGAGCTGCTGCTGATGAGTATATATCACTTAACAATGGTTCTGGTTTTGGTAGAGTAGATAAAGCTCAAACTGACCAATTAAATGCAGGTTTTTATGCCAATGCACATTTTGCATGCCGTGTAGGTATGAGTGTATTACCTGCAGCTGGTACACCAGATACTTTTGTTGATGGATCAGGAAATCCAACTCAAGCTTTTATAGGCAGTTTAAATTATAATGGTGCAGTTTTAACCCTTAAATTTGTAGATGGTTCAGGAAACCCTGTTACCCATTCTATGCCAGGAGGAGTTACTTTAATTTGTACTTTACCTGATTCAGTTAAAACAGCTGACTATAATGATACAGGTAAAAACTTTAGAAACCTTCTTCAAGACTTTTATGCAACAGCAGGTACACAAGCAAGTGGAAATACAGATAGAGCTACCAATGGTTCAGATAGATATGATTCACATGTTATATGGACACACGGTGGTCAAGAGTTATTTGTAGGATGTTTATCTATGAAAAATGGTAGTTTAAATAGAGGCACTGGATCAAATCCAGCAACAAACTGGTTCTATGATGCTACACAAATATTCCAACTTGTAATGTATGATGAATCAGGAAGATGTAATGGTATAGATAATGGTTATGAAATGTGTACACAAGACCCAGGATCATGGCCTGATAGAAATAGTAGTACAAATGCTCTTCTTGTAGGAGATGTTGCTGGCGTTAGAGGTTGGGTAGGTGTACCTCAATATACTGATGCAGGTGGAACAACTCATTCTGCAGTAGCCGGGACATTAGATCCTAATGTAACATTTAGAGCAACTTTCTTCCCTATTGCACCAGATCCTAGTAATCCTCCAATAGATACTATGGTTGGTCATCAAGGAGCTTTTGCTTTAGGTGTAAATGCTAATGTAACAGGATTTATTTATCCTGGTGGTGTACAAACTACTGTTACAACAAATGCAGCAGCATATGATGAGCAGCTTGAAACTCTAACACCTCATTACCAAAGTACTCCAGCTCTTATTAGAGCTTATCCTACTACTCAAAATGCATCTGAAAATAATGCATATGTATTGAGTGATGGTGCTGGTTCTGTATATTATTATAATGCGGTTAGAGCAGCACTGCTTAACCACGGAGTTACAGGAATCTAATGGAAGATATAGAAAAATTAGCTGATGAAATATCTTTCAGACTTTTAGCTACAAAGGATCATCCAGATTACGAGTGGTTAAAAGAAAGATTAAAAGAAGCACTAACTTCCAAATAAAAAAAGAGCCTTCCAATTACGGAGGGCTCTTTCTTTTTTAAATTAACTAGGCCATATAACAACTAACATATCACACACCTCCATCTACATAAGCTGACTCAGTACCAGTAATAATATCATCATGACTTATCTGGTCTTTTACAGCACGATTCCTATTATACTGTTCTATAAACTCTTCTCTTGATTCAGATTCTAGTTCTTTTTCTAAACAAGCAAGAGCACGCCATGCTACTTTTGCGGTATGACGAATTCCATCATCATCCATAGTTCCAGCATCTATTAGATGTCTAGCAAGAGCATCATAGTCATCAGTTGACTTACTACGATCCCAGTGTAACGGTTTATCTGGATGATGTTGTTCATTCCCGGCTAGAGATACTCTAGCAATTTCCATTAGTGCTTTTGGAAAGTATTTAATTACTCCCGTAAATACGGGCCTTTCTTTTCTTTGTTTTGCGTCCATGTGTTTTTCTTTTTTATGAGGAGGAAATTTGCTTTAACTTCTGCCCAGTAAACATATAGTTCTTTGCTTTCACAGCCGTCTGCAAAATAAATCAACTGATCTATGTGCTTTATACCGTCTATTCCGTATGTATTCATTATTTCAGTTGCTCTTATTTCTGCCTCTGTAATCATTTTTATGTAATTTATAATCAATTAAAAACCCTATACCTACCACAACATGTAATCCAATACTACTTAATATTTCATACAGGTCATGGTAATCATGTATAGATAAATGTATATGTCCAACTATCCAAAAAGGTATAGCCAGCTGTTGGCTTATCCAAACCACGGTAAATTTAATAAAACTTTTCATATAATAAGTATAAGAAAGGAGCCAGTGCCAGAGAATGCAAAAACTCTGACACCGGTTGGCTTACTCCTTAGAAATGTTTCATATCATTTTTACTAGACATCCAAAAACAAAAAGCTATTAGGGTTACTATAATGATTAACTTAATCATCTTCCCATGTAAACATCTTGTACAAGTCTAGAGTGTGTTATGTCCTCATCAATCTCAATTGCTAAGTCTGTATCTGACATAGTAATACCTAAATCAGTATTATCCATGTTTAATTCAAATCCTTCAAGAAATAAAGTATTTAAGGCTTTTACTTCTGCAGTCATGAAATCATGAAAGTTCTGCTGATCATTCAACCAATCCCTTGGGTGTGCTTTCTTTAATGCATGCGTAACATTATTATAAAAGGCCCATGCGGTATCTTCATTGACACCATAATCATATGATGGTTTACTTATTTCTGACTTAAGACACGTCATTTGTTGAGTATCTAGCAAATCTTCTTCAATGAACAGTCTTCCTACTAGTTCTGACTGTTGTTGACAATTGAGATTTACAGACTTCATTAACTCTTTATCAGCAATGAGGCGCTTGTAATATTTCTCAGCATTCTTTATCTGATCTGATAAGTGTACTTTAACATCATAATCTGCTGAGCCAGTATGTTTTCTTCTAAAGTTCATCATGTCTCCTGCAATCATACCGTTATAGCATACTGCAACATATGCTCCAATAGCACATTGAAACCTAGTGCTCTTGTCATATGAGTTTGTCCAGGCAAACATCATACCTAGTTCTTTTTCACTACTAATCTCTTTATCAGTTGTGTTACTAGGATAAATATGATATATGCCTTGTGCTACATTGGCATTTACGTTTGCTCTATATATTTCTTTAGTAATTGTAAATCCACCAGCATTCAATAATGCTAATGTGTTGTCTATCACAGACTTGTGTGATACTACTGTATAACTCTTACCATGATTTGGTAAAGGTGCATTCTCTAAATAAGACCTAGTGGTCTCTATTGGTTTTTTATATCCCATAATGTTAAACTTTTAAAGTGTAAAGATAGTAAATTAATTTGACTCAGCAAATTAAAATATATATCTTATTGTTTCAATTGGAAAATATTTAGAATATAGTGTCTTAAATTCTCTAAGCAGACGGGTTTTATGTATCAGAGGGTATCTCATTACACCAGACTTATTTTTTAACTCATATGATCTTCTCATAAGCTCTTGTGCTTTAGGAGAAGCTTTGGCCATTTGGTTTCTATGATTAGTAAGTGCTATTACTTCACACTTATTAATCCCTGCATATGCATTAACTGCAGAAAATAAATCATTATACTCTTCTTTCCAGCCCGGATAGAATATTAATGGACTGTAATTACAATGTACTTCCCATCCTAATAGCTTGAGCCGGTTAATATCTTTAATACGGCTCATTATTTTTTGCATCTTAGGTTCTAATATATTAGAATACTTTTGAGGCATAAGGCTTACACGTACTCTAGGTTTCTTATTAAAGTGATTTACATCCAACTTTAACAACCCAGGATACTTAGTAGCCATAGTACTATTAAGCTGTGGATGATCATCATATCTCTTTAGATAATCTATCAGAGGTTCAGGCATATGTTTCTGCATCAGAACAAGATCTGAGTTACACGCAACATCTACCATAGTATATATAGGGTCTTGTTGATCTGGTTGTTTATAATAACCTTTTTCCCATTCAACAACAGACTGAAATATCTCATCAACGTTTTCATTAACAAAAACCCTTTTACCATTATACCGTGACATATAACAATAAGTGTCTACACAGCCGCCAAAACACCCATAAATGATGTTTGGAGCTATGCAGTTTGCACTATTGTTATTTGGTTTGGTTACAAGAGTTCTAGTCTTTTGCTTTTTAATCATTAAAATAACTTTAATTGATTAGAAGATACAGATAAAATAGAATTTATCTCAGACTCAATTGCTTGCAAATAATATTGTTTATCAATGTTATAGTTTTCCCATTTAGGTTCTACTTTCATTTTATTAAACACAGTTTGCAACCAACGCCCAGCTTCTAACTGGATTTCTCTATCATCTTTCTTATTAACCTTTATAATTTTTACACCAGACTTAGATATAAAATACCTATTGATCTTTTGTAATTCAGTTTCTACGTATAAACCTTCAGAAATTGTACGTGCAACTTGCTTCCAATCACCTTTAGACTTACCGCCTATACAGTAGTCAAGAATATTTTTGTTCTGATCTAGATATTCTTCAGGCAATACATCATTAACAAAGTATTGATATATAGCTTTAGGTATAACTAATTTAGATTTATTCTTATGCAACTGTAAATTATGAAAATCAAATCTACCCTTAAGCTTGACTGGAGCAAAACTAAATTTGTCATTATCTACTTTAAATAGATAGTGAGGCTGACTCTGTTTAATTTCCCTCCATTTAGTGATGTCTACATCTATATAGTTATTCACACCAATATAATTATTGACATCAGCTAGCACAAGCTTTTGGTACTCATCATGTTCTAGGTTAAGATTAGTTTTTTCTTCCCACTCTTTACATATTTGCATATATAAATCCATGTGCTCCCTTGGAATTAGTGTCTCAACACCATCTGTATTCTGTAACAAAGCTACAGCACCGGGGATACGTTCCATAATTTGTTCATATAACATCATCAGAGTTAACTGACCATTAATTGTTATACGAAGACAAAGCTCAGGATCATAAAAGAAACTTTTCTCATCATTACTAAGACCAAAGGTACTATTTAAGATAATCTTATATACATAGTTCATAGGATTACTCTTAGGTATCTTTTTCCTTTCATTAAAGAACCACTCATACTGATCACAAAATTCATCTTTAGGGAAGTGGCCCGGTGACCATCTATTCTTTATAGCAAGATTAGGATAGAAACTGGTAACATCTGATGACATTATAATCATATCATCATTAGACTCATAAACACCTTTGTTAGCAGCACCATGTACACCACCTAAACCAAAGTGGGTCTTTACATCTTTATATGTAAGATTATACTTAAAACTACCTTTAAGACTATTAGCATCAACCTCTAGAGACTTAAATCTTTCAAGTAACATTTTAAACTCTGGAGATGTAAAAGAGATATAAGGTAATATAATATCCTTAACCTTTATAACATCTCTATAAGTTCTCATGCTTTTAAGATCTCTTTTAGGTATATTTAATTTCTGTGTTAAATAGTATCCAAATAATTCTTTACTAATACGTGGTTCTGAGGCGCTAAACAAGTTTATGCCATATGTTTTAGTAAGTTCTTTTCTTAATCCTATTTGAGACTTAGATCTATTATATATCTCTTTAGTAGACCTAACATCATTAATACAATACTCAAGAATAGTATCTATCTGTTCTTGCGTTTCTATTACTGTATCATGATGTATAGGCATATCCAAGATGTTCTGCCAATCCATACTATATTGAATCCATTTAAGACTTGATCTTTTAGCTGGGTTATCCCAGTGATGCATCTTAAATATATCTATTTGATTTATCTTCATCTTCCATTGAGGATAGTCCTGAAACTCTTTGTTTCTAGACTTCTGTATGCAAGACTGTGCATAAGCAAATATTTGTCTAGCAATGTCACAACCTTCAAGGTTATGCCATTTCTTATAGTTTTCTATGATATAATGAGTAACCTGACCGTCAAAAGCTAATCCATTATAGGATATATGCCACTCTCTGTTCTTATAATTTTCTCTTAAGAATTCAATAAACTTATCTAAATCATTTCTCAGATCATGAATCACAAAGACTTTAGTTTCTGAAGTTTTGTAATGTTCAAATACACCTGTAAAACAATTAGATAAAGTCTCATAATCCATTACCCAATGTCTCATTTCTTATTGTTTTTTATATATGTATATAACGTTCTGCTTGTTATACCCAAAGCTTTGGCCGCTTCCTCTATTGTATTAAATCTTTCTAAAGCAATTTTTATATGCTTATCTTTCATTTCTTTTAATGTCATATATTTAATTATTAGAGCCAAAAAAAGCCCAAATCAATGGACTTTTCTTTTTAATGGCCAGCAGTGGAATGGACTGTTACTGACCAGGTAATATAATTTTAGAAGGTTCAGTCTTCTTTAAGTCTACAAAGAATTCTTCAATACTAAAGTTATCAGCATTAATTGCAAACATATGAATGAAAGTTTCTATATCCTTTCTATCACTAAGATAAAACTCAGAGAATGTGTCCACTAATCTTCTCTCTTCTTTTACAGTTTTACCTGTTTGCATATTTGGTTTTTTTAATCTCATTGGTTGACCTTCATCATCTAGTTTAGGGACCATGTGATAAGATTGTTTCATCACTTTACTGATGACAGCTAAGATGCCTGACGTTGGGTCAAACATAGCTTCTACATATGGTGAGTCAATACTCACTGGAATAAGTGTAAATGATTTAGCATTTCTAAAAGTAGAATTTACTAACATCATATTTTGTCCAATTTGGTTTGCCATAATTTTATTTTATTTTGTCAAAGATATGGAACTTCTTTTTAATAATTGCTGAATAATTAAATTATTATCAATTAATGTTTCTTTTTCTAGATCTGGAGGGGTACATATTTCATATACTTCTTCTAAAGTTTCAAGCCTTACACCAAGAAAATCTGCATATTCACTATGCAAATCTTCTGGTGATAAGAAACCTTGTATATAATCTGATACTTTTCCGTCATCAGCAAAGAAATCTAATATGTTAATTTTAGATTCTAATGTCAATTGAGAATATTTACCTTTTATAAATCTATTGTAATCATTCTTAATTGGTGATAAGTCAAAAATAAATAAATGTTTATTTGTTTCTAATTCTATGTACTCTTCAAAATAAGGGACAGTTGTTATGTATTCAGTAATGAACTTTTTAAACTTGTCTGTATATTTTGCTTTGTATTCACAAAAAAATCTACAATCTTCAACAGTGTATACATTTTCCCAAGCAACATATGTCTGTTTAGGGACATACGCTAGCCCTTTCTTTAACCTTAATAAAGGATATAGAAAGACCTTGCTCTTTTGAAAATAGTCAGTATACACTCCCATACTATAAGGTAATCTTATTTGCTAAGAAATCCATGGGAAGTGAGTAGTTTCTGCTGTTATAATGGAATTTTGCAGTGTTTATTACACCTTCTAAGCCATTTGTCCATGCATTTATACTATTATCACTAACATCAAAGACATATACTTGATTGTATTTATCTATTACAATAAACTTAAACTCTAGAGTATATTCATCTGCTTTATCTCCTAAGAAATCATATACAAGCTTCATATAAATAGCTGCTTGTAACCAATAATTATAGAAGTCAACTGTTTCTCTAAAATCAGCAACAGTTTTACCTGTAGTTTTTAAGTCACAAATAGTAGCAACCTTTTTATCATTATCTATTTTAAGATAATCAACATAACCATGCAGACCAAAAGCAACATCTTTTAATTCAGACTTTAAATACTTCTCACAGTGTACTTCAATAGGATCAAGATCAAAGTCAGTAGTCTCATCACTTAATAAAGTTAATACTTCTTCATTGTTCTTAAGATATGTTAGACTATCACTTAACCTATCAAATGTATCACGATCAATTACATCCATACTAGGGTTTAGTACAAAATCCCAATATGGTACATTGTCTTCTGTTTTTATTTTAGCAACACGTGCTTCATCTTTTTTAAGAGATTGATACAAATTAAGGTGTTGCAGTGAATCTAAAATTATTCTGTCTTCTACATCTTCTAATGCTTCTACATCAGTATATAAAGACATGTCTTTTAAAACCTTTCTAATGTTCTCACTTGGCAATTTGCCCGGTACTACATTAAATTTAGTTTTAAATTGATCTGGCTCAAACATAAGACAGTGTAATGCTTTACCTTCTATCAAATGTTTATCTGTTTTGACCTCACGGTCCTTTAAAATATAGTCCTTATAGAATAAGGATGGTGAAAATAAAAGTTTATTTAAAGAGGAGTAGCTAAAGCAAAATTCAGTATCTGCATAAAACTGCTCCTCTTTTATAGGATCTTTAATCATCTATTATTTGTTCTTTATATTTATCATTTATTTTTAAATTATCAAAGTCAACGGTAAATACTTCAGCTTCTGATCCAACTTGAGTATTTAGATGTTTATCCAATAACAATTGTCTTGTTTTGTCTACAGCAAATTTAGTTAATTTCCCGTTACGTGCTAACTTTTGTATATAATTATTGAATGACCATATGCCGCTATAACAGTGATTACCCTCAAAATCTTTCATCTGAGCTCTGAATGCTTTTACATTAACTGTATTCCAATTATTGGTATTTTTAAACCAATCATAATGCCAATAATATAGCCCAGATACAACATCAAAAGACTTATTTACATTACAATTAGCAAGCATCTCAACAGCAAGTGATCTGTCATCTATATTACTACTGACAACCATCTTTTCAATATCATCATACTGATCATTTGATATGATAGCTAGACCTTCATCTATTATCTCAATTATAGTTTCATCAAGAACCATTCTAGATGCATTAGATAACATAGATTGATATACTTCTACATCTTTAGACCTTGCTGCTGATCCACACAACCCAACCATTAAGCTTCTACCAGAACCATAATCTTTAAAATATTTATCAGATACTCCTTTTACAGTATCTAAAAAAGCATCTAATACAGCATTAGGTGTAGCATTCCAACTTTGATAATAAGTATTTATCTTCACTTCAAACATTGAATCTTGTTCTGTATCTTGCAATAAACCTCTAAAGAAATTTAAAGCACAATCAGATAATAAATCTTTAGCTTTTATTTGTGCTAAAAATTCATATACTACAGACTTATTATAATGTGAATTCCATGAATGTGTTATAATTTTATTTAAATACTTTTTAGATATAATAGTATAGTCTGCTTTATCTACATTTCTAGTAACTTTTATGTTATACTTTTCTTTTAATAAATCTACTTTTTGTCTAGGTAAATTTAAATCTGGGTATCTATAAAAACTTTTATCTTTTATAGTAGAACTATCTAATGTAAGAAGATCATCTAAACCAATGGTTTCTAAGTCATCATTACTTAGACTATAACCAGTACTTGTTCCAAGCCATAGACCGCCCTTTGAATAAGAGCAGTTGCTAGCATGAATTTTATATTGACCATTATCTTTCTTACATATATGGTCTCCTTCATCATATAACATTATATGTAACTTATATGTTTTTCTCATAATTTTATTTTAAATATTGTTGATACTCTTTCTTAACTGATACTTTAAATACATATAAATCTCTATTATGAATAGAAATCTCTTGTCTTACTATAGGCTCTAGATATTTAAAGTAAGTCTTGTTTAATAATTCTCTACTCTCTAACCATAAGATCATATCCTGTGCACTTTTACGCATTAATGATCTAAAATTAGACTCTTTTAACCAGTACTGAAGATCTTTATCTCTGTTATCAGCATACTCAAGACTACTACAATCTTGTGCTAGCTGCCACATTAAATGTAAATTCTTAGTATAGTCTATAGTAGGAACTATTTTAAGAGCTAAGGCCTTATCATCACTGTATGAATTAAGCTGTGCTTTTAAATCAGCTAGCAAAGTTTCATCAAGTGTCAAGAGGTTAGCAGATGAATGTAATACTGTCTCAGGGTCAACAACAGTTAGATCTGTTGTATCTATAAGGTGAGCTAAATTAATAGCCATACCTGTAAGCATCCAGACATCATATAAACTTTCTTCCATGTCTATATCATAGTACCTTACACGATCTGTAATTTGTGGTGTCACTATACACTCTAAACCTGAATCAGCCACTGCTTTTAAAACACCAGTACTATTACTATCTCCAAGAGTTGTCTCATAGTTCCACAACTTATTCATCATAAGTGTAGATGGTATATTGTCAGCATTCTGTAGCTTATATGTGCTTATATCATTATGACCTATAACTAGATCAGCTAATTCATAATTGTTTGTTACAGTTATACCATGCTCTTTAAGAGCAGCTTTCAATCTATCTTGTGATACATTACACTTTGGTAGTATGAAAGCTTTCTTTTTGGTTCTAAAAGTTTGTCCATCTTCTGTAGGGACAGTTAATATACTGTTTATTTTATCATATGTTGTTTGATCTTGAGTGCACAATACTTTATTAATACTCATAGAGCTAGAAACCAACCCATAAAATGGGTCAGCCTCTAGTCCAAAGTATTTCAAAGCATCTGCATCAAAATCTTGATATACGGATTTTGTTGCCATATTACTTCATTGTCATCTTGACAATCTCAGGGATCATCATTAGTTTGTTAAACTTCTTTTTATTACCATTAAATATTGTACGTACAATTAAATACTTCAGATCATTAGTAAAATAATCTGCAGTACATAAACTCTTAAGTCTATCAGTAATTTTCTGGTTGATAGTATTATCTTGAGAATATACTACAGAATAATTACCAAGTCTTGTAGCTAATGTAGATGCAATATCTGCACGGTAAGTATCATCTTTACCAATACAAGATCTCAATTCATTAAGAATATATTGCTCATTGTCATGAAGCAAGAGATCTTTTGGTGTAACAAGCTTATCAAGCTTATTATTAATAAAGGTTGTAAACATAGAAGCAAATGCATCTCCAACACTACCTTCACCAATCATTTGGATTATACCAAGGTTATCTTCAAAGCTTTCAAAGCTTGATATTGCATTAAAGAATGTTGTAATAGATCTTGCATTTGTTTCTTGTGTGACTAACTCTGGGTGAAGTAACAGGAAGTTAATACATCTAGTATCAATTCCTGCACCCTCTGCCCATTGTGCCCATACATTAACATCAAACTTCAAGTTAGCGGTTACATATCTAGTCTTCTGTGCTGCGTCAACACTGTTAACCATATAGTCTCCATTGTCTGGGTTTGCTGTTAAAATTATGTGCCAGTCTTTTGGTAATGTCCAAGAAATATAAGTTTGTCTATCTATTAGTTCCATAACCGCTTGGATAAATCTAGTATCTGCACGGTTCCAGTCATCAAGAAGTAAAATACCTCCTTCTTTCTTATCAGCTATCCATTCTGGTGCACAATAAGACATTCTGTTCTTACCTGTCATTTTGTATCCATTCTTTAGATACTCTTGTACGGCAAGTTCATCAACCCACATACCAACTTTTTTGGTGATGGTTTGATTTAAGTTTGCTAAACTTGATCCGGCAGCTCTTTGTGCTGCTGTAACCATAGAGATGTCATCTATTTTTGCTGGTGCATTGACTTTCTTTTCTTTATACATCTGGAACTGTCTTACAGGAAACCCTACAAGATCACCCAGCTCTTCTATCTGTGCTAAATTAAGTTTTACAAAGTTTAGGTTATTCTCTTTTGCAAGCTCTACAATAGTAGAAGTCTTACCAATACCTGACTCACCTACAACTTCTACTGATACAGCGTTCTTACCGTTTTCCTGTAAGTATCTGTTGTTGTTAATAATGTGATTTACAAATCCTTTTAGCTCATCAATGTTTAAATTTACTTGTGCCATTTTCTATTAATTTAATTTTATTTTTAATCCTGGTAACTCTTCATTTATACTAGAAACACTGCTATGTACCCATAAGGTATTAGTTGGACAGTTTTCTGGTGCATAAGCTTCACCATCTGTTAAGTATACAAGGGCGGTATATCTTCCCTTCTTTTCATTATAGTGATCAATTACTGGTTGGAAGCTAGTTCCACCACGACCATGTATTTCCCAATCCTTATTAGGATTAAATTCTTTCACGCTGTTTAAGCGGGTATCACATTGTGCTACTGTTATCTTATGACCTGTCTTATGCATATGTGCAAGTTCACTAAAGAACTCTTTAAGCTCATCATTATTTACAGATCCACTTGTGTCAACACCAACAAGTATGTGATTCTTGAATTTAATCTGAATTTAATCTTAAGTCCTGGATTAGCTGAATATCTTTTATTGTATTTACGTCTCAGCTTTTTTGTATATACTACGCTAGAATTTCCTACAAATCTTCTTAGATAACCTTTCCAATCAAACTTTGGTGGTTCTACATTCATCAACCTTCTAATGAGATCAGCAAACTCTCCGGGTATATTACCTTGTTTCTTTACTGTTTGCTCTGCAGATTCTTTTAGTTGATGTTCAATTTGTTTTTGAACTAACTTCTTATCTGCTCTGCTTCTGATAAATCATCAAAGTCATCCCAACCGGCATGACAATATTGTGAATTACCATCCATTTGATTCATTAAGTTATCTAGAGATGGAGATGTACCATCTTGTTGTGCTTGTTCCAATAGTTCATAATAAACTTTTGTACCTGCTTTTTTAGGAAGATTTAATTCAGGAAAGCTACTAAGCAGTAATCCGCCTTCTGGTAACTTACTTTCTGCTATATACTGATTAATTTCCAAATCTGCAGCTATATTAAATAGCTTATGATCTGCATATAGATCTCTCATAATTAAATGACCAAAGCCAATGTGCAATAGCTCATGCTTAATTAATCCATATCTGTGATCTTCACTGAGGTTTTTATAAAACTCAGGATTTATAGTTAACTGCATACCAATACCATGTTTACTTACACCAGCTGTTGGTATTTGTTCTGTATATTGTTTATTGATACCAATTAAAAAGAGCCCGTAAAAGGGCTCAGTAAATATTAAACTCTTGGTTGTTCTTGCAACCAAATCTTGAATGTTATTCATCTAGTAATTTTTTAAGTATATCCATATATATATGATTAAATGATTCTGTTTCTATAAAAGCATATAGTTTTTTAGAATCAGCAATGAATTCAAATTTAACTGCATCAATAAATTGTTGACGGTTCTTAAACATAAGAGCCTTTGCCATCAATTGACTTAGTATTATTTTGTCTTCATATGTATTATCAAATATTTCCCATGCAAGTTCTTTATCTTCTTGGCCTCCACTAAACATTTGCTTTAACCTGAAAAATTCTTCAACTGTTATTATCTTTTTTTTCATTCTCAATTAATTCTATCCATACTCCTGGGTTCTTCTTATCATAAGTATATTGTTCAAATGCTGGTATAATAAACTCAGCATTATCATCCTCAATCCAACCGTGCTTAACCATATCATCTTGCACTGTTTGCGCAGGATTTATATAATCAAATTTATGACGGCTACCTCTTATAAATTCAAATGATACTTTAACTGGCAGATCTAACTTTGCTACTTCAGCTTTGAATTCATCAGCATAATCAGCATAATACTGTTTAGTTGCTTTTCTATAATTCATTACAGCTTTACTTGCAATAAAGTATTTACCTGTCCAACGTCTTCCATTCTTACTAGAGGGTACATTTCCTGGTATAAACCATTTCATAATTATTTGTTTAAAGTATTCTTCAACAAAGGTTTCAGCATTTTATGTACTTCATCAAAGCCATGTTGTTTCATAGCATCTGATATGTCTTTACATAAAGTAGGATGTATACCATGTATACCATATACATCAGTATATTTCTGTATAGCATGCTTACCCGCTTCATCATTATCAAAGAAAGTTATTACTTTATCAAATTTCTTTTTAAGATGCTGAATGACGTGTGGTTTTATCATAGTATTCTCTGAGTCTGGTGCTATAACTTCTATGTTATATCCCATACCTTTTAAACACATTGCATCTTTTAAAGATGAACAAATAACTAAATAAGGTTGATTGTACTTAAGTTGATCAATGCCCTGCAGATACTGCTTGGCTTTAAAAAACTTATGCTTTTTACTATGGGGCTGATATATTTTATATACATCACCATTCTTGTCAAAGTAACCATAGCAAAACTTACTACCTATTTTCAGCTTTTTTAATTCATTTGATTCTTGTTTTACCAGATTATAATATTCTATTGGTTTTACATTATAGGCATCAAGTATTGTTTTACCTATTCTGTATGATAACCAATAGTCTTTATCATCTGTTGTCCAACTCCTAACTTTTATAAAATCAATTTCCCATCTAGATTGCGGGATGAAATTAGTGTCTTCTATATAGTCAGATGTTCTTACAAACTTATTGTAATCATTTACCATTCTTCTCATGGCTTCAGAAAAGCTGAGGTTAAGTACATACTTAACTAAATCAACTTTAGCACCACTTTTACCGGTAGAGAAATCTTTAAACTTGTATTGCATTATAGATTTATCTACATATATGCAAAAGCTTGGTGTTCTCTCATTAGGATTAAAGATAGATTTAATCTTTATATCCTGACCTGTCAGTCTTTCTGGTAGGTCTAAATAGTATTGAAATACCCATGTGCTAGGAACATCTGAACCTTCTATTACAAAGTTCTTAGTGCTAAACATAAGGCAAATGTAAGAAAAAGAAATGGGCCCAGCATTACACTGAGCCCACTCTTTTGGTTTATATTATAAATCAAAGTCATCTCCTGTTGTTCCAACTGGCTCAAAGCTAGTTGTTGCAGCAGCTTCTTTCTTAACCATAGGACGGAAGTGATTAGTATCATTTCTATCAAATGTAAGAAGATTAGAGTTCTCTGTATCTAGTGCTTCTAATGGCACACCAGCTCTACTTCTCTTAGGTAAAAACAAATCATTATTTATATAACCTTCTTTGTTTTCCCACTCACGTGCACCCAAGCATGCATTAATATAACCAGTGTTAGAACATACTTTTGCAGCCTTAATCATAAAGTCTTCAATAGTATTAGCTTCAATAGCATCTAGCTCAGCTCTTTTTCCTACAACTTCAGCAAGAAATACCATAGCTTTTAGAACTTCAGTATCACGGCTAATCTCATTACCATTAGATAAAGTAGCATCTTTATATGGATATGGTGAGAATCTAACTCTACCTACTTGACCTTCATAACGTGGGCCATTAGGATTGTTCATGTCTTTTAAGAAGCCATTAAACTCACCTTCTACAGGCTCAGACTCTACGTGCAGTGTAATATTATATGCATCTGCATCATATGGTGTTTGATCAAAGGTAATAGAGTTAATTTTAACTTTGTGATTACCTGTTCCAATTACTGGTTTTGTTCCGCCATTACCGGCAGACATGTCTTTAGTACTTAACATAATTTACTTTTTTAATAATTATTAATTTTACTTATTGTATTCTTCAATACAATCTTTTACTAGTTGTAAGTCATTTGGAATAAAAAATTCCTCAAACATACCCATAGGTGATTTACATGTGTTCTCTCCATTGTTTTGTGTTTCAAAACCATATTCAAGTTCACCATCATCATTTTTATTTACTTTACCAAACAATACAATTGAGAATAGTCCTTCTAAAGTTAAAGCATTGTCAATCATTTTGCCAATAGTTTTAGCTTTAATTTTTCTATTCCCATTAATATCAGTTGAATCTTCTGAATGAGTCAAAAAGATTACAGTTAAGTCATCTCTCAGATCTTTTGGAAGCTTTGCAACCATTGCTAAGTTGGATGCAATCTGAGTAAACTTATCATAACCTTTTTCATTAGCTCTATCAAAATACTCAAAAGAACTCATATACTGCCAGTCATCAACAACAATTGTTTTGATGTCTGTCATCTTATCATTAACATGTTTCATTGCCTTGATAATTCCTGCAGCACTTGATGCTGAGGTTAAATTACCTTTAGGATTCTCTTTGCTAATTTGAGTGTACTTGCTTTTGTATCCTTTAAACGGTAAAGGTTTGTTAGCAATATTTATAATGAAAGTCTCTTTAGGATCTAATGTTCTGATTGAGGTTGACTTTCCTGTACCTGAATCAGCAATTACTAATACGCTTTGTGCCATTACTTAATTAATTTACTTAATGTTTGATTTAATTGTTTTAACGTTTGATTGATTTCTTCTAGCTTAGCTACCAAAGGATCCTCAATCTTTTGATCATCTGGATTTGGTAAATCTGGATTAGCAAAATCAATGATAGCAGGTGCATCTGTTGATCCTCTGCTTGTTACATCATTGATAACTTTAAGTTCACTAACAGGAATTATATGTCTTACAAATCCTGAGCTAGATGTAATAAGCTCATACTCCTCCTTCCAATGAGGATTGTGTTTGTGTAAATATAATGTCCTTTTAGGATCTTCTGAGTCATAATCAATACTTACAAATTCTGTGTAAATATCTTGTTCCTTTTCCATTTCACTTGGAAAGAAACTAACATGTAACTCATCTTTACCTGTAGGCCTGTAAGCCATCTTAGGTATATATAGTGCATTTATTTTACCTTCTGTTTGAAAGTAATCTTCATGCTCTTCTCTAAGTTTTGCAACTTTCTGTTTACGTTCTGCTGGAGTTAGTCCCATAATTTCTCTATTTATATTCTTTGTATTTATCATCTTCTTTCTTGTTGGCCGGGTGTAGGCATTTCTTCTATTTGCATTTGCTCAAACTTTGCTTTAAAGAATGACATGCGTGCATCACCATTTCTGGCTTTTAAGAAGTGAAGAACTAAAGTTCTATCATTTTCTATTATATATCTATCTGGACCGTAGTATCTAATCTTCTGCTTTGCTGGTCTGTTAATACCTATTAAAGTATCAGCATGCTGTAGCATTGCATCTGAGCCAAATATATCTGACTCAAGAATATAGTTACCATACTTACCATCTATAGCTCTATCCGGGTTATCTATGTTCCTATTCAATTGTGATAGGCATATAAACAAACAAGGATAGTCTCTCTTACATTGAGTAAAGAACTCACCAAGCTCAAATAACATATCTAATGTGCTATTCTGATATGGTGCTCTCTTAACTAGCATGCTATGATCTAATGTAATTATTGTATTGATACCTTTATGTGCTGTCATATATCTATCAATTTGCTCACGCATTTGATTTACAGTCATAGGTGTAGATATAATATCAACTGGATACTTTACCCTTTCCTTTGCATACTGATGACATGCATTTAGTGTTTCATTACTTAATATAGATCCTGCACTACATAACTCTTTATAAGTTTTACCTGTTATAGAACTAAATTCTCTAATGGCTGAGGTTCTACCTACCATCTCAAATTGAAATTCTAATACTCTAAATTTATCATTAGGATTTAATATAAATGATTCTCTAATTATTTGATCTTTTATAAGTGTCTTACCTGAGCCAGGTCTACCACCAATAACAGTCAATGTATTCCATTCTAAACCATCAGTTGTTGCGTCATTAAACTTAGGCCAGGGTGTATATATAGATTTTTCCTCACCGGTAGATCTTTTAAACATATATTTAAGAGCCTCATTAAAGGCTGCATACTGCCCAACCCAAGCATCTGATGATTTTTTCATACAACGTTTTCTTTAAAGTGTTCATCCTCTGTGTTAATACCTTCCAGTATCATATCACAGTAATCAGCTAATGTTGAATGCTTTACTCTATGTTTGTCTTGTTTACATATAAAGTACTGACTTGTTTGCATATACAAATAATCAGCATCTCTATATTCATTTACATACATTCTAGTAGCTTTAACTATATCATCCCATGTGTAATCATATGTTTCAAAGAACCATCTAAATGCTTCTCCAAGAGCTTTTACATTATTTCTTGCTGGCTTACCGCTTGGTAGCTTTTTAGCAGGAAATATTTCTCTATAAGCATTTATTCTATCTACATGATTCTTACCCATAAGTTGTATATCAGTCTTCTTCTTAGCTTTTATAAAATAATTATCTAGTTTCACCATAAACATTTTTGCTTCTGGTGTTAGTTTATATACGTCATCTTCTAAGTTTAAATAACCAAGGTTTACTAATGCATCCTTGTCTTCTTGCTTAGACAGTGGTAACGCTATCTTGTTTTTCATCCCAAACAAGATGAGAGTTTGGTTGGGAGTCAATTTTTCTTTTAATATTTTCTGGAATAGTTCCCACATCTTCTATTATCTCTTTTAATATTTGTTGATAAGCATGAATCATATTTCTATCTTTAGCATAGAAGCCGTTTTCTACACTTCTAACTGCATTTATTATAGATGCATGATTCTTACCTAATTTCTTCCCTATCTTAGTTTTTGTGTGACCTGCTATGTGAGCAATATGAGACATACTTTGATAGTATACCTGAAATTCTCTACGTCTGTTTCTTGAGGCCATTGACTTAATCCATTTATAACTAGGGTTATTTTTTACAAATGCATTAGTTGCACACTTATCTATTTTCTGCAGAGACAATATGTACTCATCCTCTACTGGAGTGAATACATATACCTCTACATTGTGCTTATTAAAGAAAGTCTTTTTGAACTTCTTTATGTCCATATCTTGTTGGTTATTAGACATTTATGTTGGTTTTTTTGGGTTTATAAAGATACTAAATTTTACCAAGTTATACAAGGTTTTCCTTGCTTTTCTAACTCTTCATTGGCTTTATTAAAAACGTCATTACAATCCCATTCTCCGCCTCTATAAGCTGCAGATGCAGGGTGTGAACATTTAAGTATTTTACAGTTAGGTATTAGTGTTTGCCACTCTTCTGCTTTTTTACCCATCAGTATAAATACTGTATCTTTTTTATGTTTATTTAAATTTTCAAACAAATATGTTGTGAATGGTTTCCATATATGATAATGAGAACCAATTTTGTTGACCTCTACAGTAAATGCTGTATTAAGTAACAGCACGCCCTGATTAGCCCAACGTCTTAAATCACATTCTTCTGGTGTATACATAACTCTTCCTGTGTCAGTATAATCACCTATGGTTTGTTTTAGTATGTACTGTAAAGACTTTTCAGCTTTACCTTTTTTACTACAACTAAATGCTAAACCATCTGCTGATCCTAATTGTGGATATGGATCTTGACCTACTATAACAACCTTAACATCATCATATGGACATTCATAGAATGCATTAAAGGCATCTTTAAATTTTGGAGTAAATCTTCTACCACGGTTTACATTATTAACTAAAGTTTGCATTATTATATCAAACTCTAATCCATTTACAAATGGTGAAAGCATGCGCTCCCATCCACTTTCTAATAGCTTATTATTTAGTGACTCACGTAAATTTATGATGTCAACTTGTACATTTTCCATATATTATTGTATCTTTGATTTATAAATTAATTAATTATGAGTGAACAAAAAAGACTACAAACATTTAATACCTATGACTTTACTAAAATAATTACAGGTATCTCATGCTCAACTGTTTACATTCCTGCTATCCAAAAAATTCTAAGTAATTGGATATTAGCTGAGGATAAAATTGAAACTGTTGGTGATACATTCAAAAAATTTGTTGCTATTCAAGAGTTAGATCAAAAATTAAAGGATCTACCTCAAGAGGAACAAGTTAAGGCAGCTAAAGACGGCCCTAAATTAGATGAATGGGAACAAGATGTTTATTGTCTATGGTCTCTTGTTCAACAAATGAAATATTTAGCTAAAGAACAAGGTCTTGAAATAGAAACTCAAACAGATGCTACTGAAGAAGATATTGCTGCATTAGGTACAATGCTTGCCAAAGGTCAAGACATTAATTCTAAACTAAGTGAGCTTTCTTCAAAGCTAAACATAGTTAAATGATAGCTGATTCTGAAGTGATCAATATATTATTAGTTATAGCTGTTATATTTCTATTGATGACACACCGTAGTGATAATCCACCATCACCTTAGTTGCATACCACTAAAGTCTCCTATTTCCATGGCTGCTTGAATAGCCAGGTTTAATTCTTCTTTATCACATTTAGCAAAAGATTTACAGTGCTCTACGTTATTCTTATTAAAACATAGGCCTGCTCTTCTTTTTACTTGTAATTTAACTTCTTCAAAGGTATAACCAAGTTCATTAGCTATCTCACGTATCATTGCGTGTATTCTAGCTAACTGAGGATTACTACCTTTACCGTCTTGCACTCCAATAAATATCTCTACTCTTGCACCATCTTCATGCTGTTTAAAGAAGTTATCAAATTTTATCTGAAATGCTTTTATAGGGAAATGTAACTTTCCATCTTTTATTCTACCTTCTACAAATAACTGGTCTTTCATATTACCAGAACTTTGTAACAACGTAGATTACATAACCAACCCATGCAAGAAATGCACTAAGCAATGTGTATTCCATTACTTTATAGTTGCGTTCTACCTGCTCAGGTGATCTACCTTGAGACTTACTATAGTCCCATTTTTTGAGGATTTCTTTACCCTCATTAATCCAGTGTTTCATCTTTTATTATTTTTTCAATTATAAGTATAGCCACATCCAAGCTCCTCTGTGAAGTGCCTGGAAATGTCTCTACTTTTTCTAACAAATTAACTACTTTAATTAGTTGTTCTTTCATTACCTTTTCTTTTCTAGATCCCAATCCCAACTATAATCTGGGTCATGTGGATCTAATTCAACTTTGGATGTGTCAATTACCCATCTTCCATTGGTAAATATATAGGTTTTTCCATTAACTATTCTTGTTTCCTTATTCTGATTCATGATATTCTAGTATTTCTTTCTCTACATCATCTGTATCTAAATCATACATATGCTGCAATAAAGGCCATACATCTACTTTTATTCTTTTATCATTAATATCAGATAAAACTAGCATGGCTTTATATAATTTAACTTCTGGATCTGATCCTGGATGACCTGGGTCACCATTAGGATAAGACCATATCATAGGCTCTCCCGGTTCATAATCATAGTGAAACTCTATAATTAGATCCTCATGATTATAATCCCAAATCATCACCTAAATCTTTTTACTCCATCTACATAGACATACTCTTGTCCACAAGCCTCACATATAGCAGAGTCTTCATTGCGCATCATAACTGATCTATCACAGTTATTACAATATTCCTCTTCATCATGTATAAACTCTTCACAAGATTGTCTTGCCATGTCTTGAATGTATGCATCATGGTCTCCGTTATATTCACGTTCAACCATTTCCATAAATATTTCTTTCATCTTACCCATGACTAATATCTTTTTGTAGATTTACCATCCCACTTAGCGTGATAGTATTCTGGATTCTTAAGTACTCTTATGACACCATATAGGTTCATCATTTTAAATAATTTTATCATCTTTTTGAATTTAGTTTTGCTTGGCTCCAAAATAGGAGCATAAGCAATGAAGTTATTAATAATGTTTTCATCTTTTTAATGGATTATAGTAGGTTACTTTATTCTTATCAAAAGATTTTAAGGCTTTATTTACCCAGTTAACATCTTGAGTCCCTTTGTAACACAGTATATGACATACTGCTGTTTCTGTAGGGTTAAGTCTTAGTAATCTACCAATTCTTTGTGCTGTCTTACGCTCATTACCATATGCATGCATAATAATTCCTGATTTTAACTTTGGAATTGTAACACCTTCTGATAATTGTAACACACATGATAATTGATTAATCCGTCCATCAGAGAACAACTCTAAATTATCCTCTGATTTAGGATTTTTAGAATGATAACTATATTTACATATTCTGTCTGCTTGTTTTTGGGTATTAGCAAACACAATACATTTAGTATCAATGTTTTTAAGCATACCTTTGACATAACTCTCTTTACTTGTATAATCCATCAAGGCTCTCATGCGCATAATCCTAGCAAACTGTATTTGCTTTTGAGTCTGTGCATCAGCCAGTCTTGAATTGATATAGTTATAATCCTTTTGTTCTGATGTCCACCAAAAACCACCATTCTTATTCTTTTTCTTTACTGTTGGTAGTTTAGACAGCTCTAACTCATGTACTATAATCTTATAGTCATTTAATATATTTGAGTCAGTAGCTTTATCTACATCAAAAAGGTATTTAATAGGACAATACTTTTGCACCATCTCACCTTTCTCTGATTTTTTATCTTTTGGTGGTGTACCTGTCATACCAAGTATTCTGCCTGAATAAGGACCTAAGAATACCTGATGTGAATATTTTAATGAGTGACATTCATCTAGATAGATTATGTCATAGTCATTAGGATCTTTCTTTTTTAAAGACATGTATGTTGTAAACTCTATATGATCAAGGAGTTCTAATTTATTCATTAACTCTAGTTCTTGCATCCATGAATCTTTAACAGACCATTTGGGTACAACAACTAAAGCTCTTATAAAAGGATCATAAAGCTTACACAGATGTTGAATAGCTATACGTGTTTTACCAACACCCATAGATATACCTAAACCACATCTCTTGTTTTTTATAGCAATTGCTAAAGCATCTGCCTGAACTATTTCCCTGTTGTTCAAAACAGGAGTCTTATTAATTGTTTGCATAACCACATTGATATGAACGCTATAGCAGACCATGCCGCTAATGCTGTCCAATTAAATTTTTTCTTCATTTTGTTAATATTTTAAATAAGGTGCACCCTACAGGGCTTGAACCTGTGACCTACTGATTATGAGTCAGTTGCTCTAACCATCTGAGCTAAGAGTGCTGGTAGCCGGAGTGGGACTTGAACCCACACGGGCAATACTGCCCAACAGATTTTAAGTCTGTCATGTCTACCAATTCCATCATCCGGCCATCTGTGATCTGAGCCTGAGAATCCTAATTCAAAGGATTCAGCTGGATGTTCTTCTATCCACATGTGACAGTTTCTACAAACTGGTAACCATGTAGATGTTTCCAAGTGGTATACACCACGGCCATGTTTATGATGAACATCTGTAGCATGCAAAGTACAGTTATGTATTTTTGCATGACAGATAGGATTGTCTTGTAAATACTGCCTACGCTTTTTAGTATAGGCAGCATTTATTTTAGACATTTTACTTGAGACTTTTTTGATACTCATTTGGTTTAATTGTAAAAAAGTTTCTTGGTAGTAACCCTAAAGACATAAACTTTAAAACTACATCTTCATATGTTATACCAAGGTCTCTGAATGTAAACGTGTTTTTGTAGTCTTCTAACACTTCATCTGCAGGTATACTTGCAATATATTGTGCTAAAGGGCTGTGTGTAAACGTTTTACTAAGATACGCATTTATTTTCTTATTACAAAGTGTTTGTTTCCAAGCATTGATTTCTCTTTGCCCACGTTTCCATACTCTAGATATTCTACGTTTTTTATCCCAATGAAGCTTCTTAACTTCTTCAGGTTTATAGACATTTAGACCATGTAACACACGTTTAAACAAAAAATGTTGATACGGATTTAGTTTACTGTATTCAAAAGAATTGATTACTGACGGTGGGTGTAACTGATATTCAGTTAATAACCCCAAGTATTGATAACGCTCAATACGTTTGCTTAATATTAGTTCTTGTTCATTAAGTTTTAATTTTTGGATTTGTTCATGAGATAGCATACTGTTTATTTTAGATATTAGTTATTTAGTAATTGTGTAATAAAAATGAGGGTAGAGAGCTACTTAATTCACTCTCTACCACTGCATTCTTCAGAAAAATTTATTAAAGTTCAAAGGTTTCTTCTTCTAAAACCTCTTCTTCAACTTTATCTTCTACTACATCACTAACATCTTCATCTTCATTTGTCTCATCAACGTTGATTCCAAAAGCTTCAGCTGATGTTGCTGTCATTTTAGTAGCTGTGGCTGTACCATTAGCTTCTCTAATATCAGCACCATTAGTATGAGCAATAAGTACATCCTCTGCATCTACGTTAGGTACAAAGAATGTTTTCCTATAAATAGGTTGACCATCAACACAGCATATGATACCTGTATCACCTGCGTATTTATAATCTCTGTCTGGATCATTCTTGCTAAATGGCTCTAATGATTCTCTAATAATGATTTTACCTGATAAAGATTCATTTGCTTTGAATCCCATTTCTTGTAAATCTTCAAGTTTACCGTGGATTAGAGTTGATACGTTTGAGCTTTTAACCCAACCATTAACTCCAAAGGTTACTCTTTTTTGGCCAAGTCTTACATAGCCATACTCTGAATTACTACTTGATTGGCGGATAACATTTCCCATGTCATCAGCAATGATGTTTACTGAATTTTGCATTTTTAATAAAATTTAAATGGATTAATAAAATAATTGTTTGATGATTTTAGCAATCATCTGAATGAAAATACGGATCTTCCAATTTTTCATAAGCTTCTAGCTCATCTAACGCTGGTTCATGTTCTTCAATATGTTCTATTGAAATTTTCTCAACCTTTGTAGATGTATCTGAAAAACTATTGTAAAAAGGATTACCCACTTCTTTTGTATATGCTGAGCTAAGGCCATTAAGATCATTGTACTCTTCATCTGTTAATGCTAAGTACTGCTCTAAGGAACATTCAATTATTCTGCCGTTGGGTAATTGTATTATCATTCTTTACTTTATCAGATGTAAAGATAATAATATAACTGATCTTGGGTCAGTATAATTAAATGATTTTTGGCTTGACTCAAAAATAATAAGCATTAATATAGCTAACGCATTATAGAATTGTTAGCTTTCTGCCTACTCTTTGTATGTAATTATGTTGTTTTAATTCTTTTAACCATCTTTTTATAGATGATTGACTTGAGTCAGCATCATCAGCTAATGTACTGATTGATGGCCAACATAATCTGTTTTTGTTTGCATAGCAACATAAAATACTATACAAACCTTTTGCTTGAATAGATAGATTAGGATCTGTTAAGACTTCATGTTTAACAATTCCAAATCTACTGCTCTTCCTGTACATGATCTTTTAGTAGTCTAAGTAGTGCAAGATTATTATCTTGTTCTGCTTGCAACTTTAGATCAGTTAAAGAATACTTACTATTCATATAAGGTCCAAAGTGTTTATGTTCTTCTTGGCCCTTAAAGCGTCTATATTCTGATTTTACTAGTGTTATTGATAATTTAGGCATATTAAAAGTTATCTGGGTTATCTATATATACTGTATTGGTCAATGCAAGTTCTGTTTGCTTACCATTTTTAAAATATTTAATAGCATTTTTAGTAATTCTAGTACAAAACATAGGATTTATCTCAAACGGAACAAGTTTAAGGTTTTTTTCTGTGTCATGATATAATAGTTCTAGCTTAATTCTGCTATAAAAAGGATTAAATGGTTTATCTGTTGACCAAGAAGTGTCACCAACAACTTTACCATAGACTAAATCATTGTCTGTGGGCAATAATCCCATATCACTAAGAATATCTACTTCATATTCTGATCTTTTGTGATAATTAGGTGGCTTAACCTTGACATAATCACCAATTTTAAGCGCTTTATACTCACTTTCTAATAACATCAAGTGAATGATAGCTTCTACAGAGCTATCTGACAGTTCTTCTGTCAATATTTTATAGACGTGGTTACTGTTCTTACTAAAGTTAAATGCTTTAGGATCTATAATCTTAGAAAAGATAACACGTATAACGTCTTTTTGTAATGAATAAGTATCTGACATAATTTAATATTTTAATCAAGAGCACATACAGAAAACAAGTATGAGAAAACTGTATGGCTCCTGATCTTGATTACACAATCAACAATCCACAAGACCTAACTACACTAGTGTTATAAATATATTATAATACTGGTGTTGTTAGTGGTCCATATGTGGAACTTTATTTATTTGCTGCTTTGAACTCAATGCAAACAAATGGGATTAGTATAATCCATTTCTTGTAGCGTCCTTTTGCACCATTAGTACCCATTGCCAAACCAATAACTGGTGTTTTTTCAAAGGATACAGCTGGTAATAGCTTGGTAGAACGCATCATTGTAACATAAAATAATGCGTTTACCCAAACTATAATCAACAAAACTACTTCAACTAAAAGTTTCATGCTTCCTAACCAACCATTATAATAATAGTTCATAATGATTAGTGAAGTCATTCCAAAAGGAATAATTACCGTAAATAGCCATTTAAGCAATGACTTGAAAAATGTTTTCATAATTGTTTAATTTATAAGATTATTATTGTGTCACCCAATGCTAAACGATCAGCAAGGATTAACTCTGTTATGTAATAGTCCCCATTCCATGTAGACCAATCTGCATTGGATAGTGGACTGAATGTTCTGATAATGTAATCTGGTTCAGCATTCATAACACCATTAGTGCTATCTGTTGCCCACTCTATCCAGCAGCTTTCTGCCCAACAAGTAGGATTAGTGCTTTCCCATTGTGCCTGATAAATAGGCATCTTAAAGCTATCCCAACCATATATGTCTTTTTGACCTACGATTGGTGTGTTTAATTGTACAAATACAAATGATGTATCTGATAACGGTTGTACCCCTACAAGTTCACACTCAAGAGGCTCCTTCTCACAGCTCATTATAGATACTACGAGAAGGAATATTGATATATACCTTAACATCTGGTATACTTTTGTTTTTTAGCATTCCAACATTTCTGTTTCTTCATCTTCATTTTAGATGTTTTACAAGATCTACTGGATGCACATGATTGTACGATTGGACCAGCTATAAATAGCATGATCATAAGATAAATGATTCTTTTCATAATGTTTATTTTAAATGATTATTTGTTGTAATAAAAAGAGAGTACAGATCCTAGTCTTATTTCTGTATTTCACTGCTTCACTTTTATCAGGATGGTAGCTATGTGCACTAGCTAACTCTCTTTTAATATTGCGGGTACTATGTCTATTATCCTATAGAGGAAGAGACATAACACCATTATTTAGTATTGTTGCTTGTATTTAGGGCAATGCCCTTTATGTTAGCTATATTTATATTATAGGTAGTGCTAATTGTTACAGTAGTGGTAAAAGGTGGTATTTTGTGGGTATAAGACCTCACTTTTATTGTGACACACACAAAAAAATTTAATTTACCAACAGTTTTTTTAAATTATTACTGATTTTTTCTATTTATTAGCACATAACGTTATATAGCTGGGGAGAAGACTGCAGAAGCCGTAGTTGGCAGAGCAGATAGCAGAGTAATTAGCAGTAACCATGCAGAGTTATTACTCAGTTAAACAAGCAACAGGGCATTACACCCTGATGCTGTTGTACTACACTACGCTGATTCAACCCAACGTAGATTAGTTTCTTCTCCTGTGTTTAAATCTATCACAGGATTATCTGATAGTTTAAAGCCCGGCATTTCATCCCCTTGATTAAGCTTATTTTGCAAAGCTTTAATTGTTGGATGATTAGCACGCATCACTTTGTTGGTTTCAGGGTCTATAAGACTTAAGATACCAAAAGTGACATTACCAGTAGCTCTTGTTGCTACTGACATTCCAGCAAGTTCACTCTTCTTTGAAGTGATGAGCTTGTCTGTTACAATGATTGTGGCTGTGCCTGTGTTCTCATTGATTCTTAATTTTCTGAAAAATACACTCATAATTTTATTATATTTAAGTTATAGGGCTCCCACATCCTTGTGGGGGTACCCCGTGTACAGTTTATAGCTGGGGAGCAGATTGGTAGAACCTTTCAAGCACGCAAAACACACAACTTTTTGGGGGGCAGGAAATTTTTTTTCTAGAGGGCGGGGGCATGTTGTCACTTAAAAATTTTTATAGAATTTAAAAAATCACTATATTATTCTTATAAAAGAGTTACTAACTAAAATACTTTCAGCATGGCAGAGAATAATAATGGACAAGAGGAGCAAGATGATATAATGGATAGAATACATCAAGCACAATTAGATCAAATATTATTAGACAAGGCTTATGACAATGCGTGGCTGATACTGTCCGGACAAATAACTTTTGATGAGTTACTAGGTCAAAATTTTAGAAATGAAGAATCTATGATAATGGCCTTTGATCCAGGAGAAGGACCGAAAGAACAAGAGTTAGAGAATATGATAGCACATTACATTGAATTAGAACAGTATGAGAGATGTGCAAAATTAACTGAGATACTAAACAAAACGTATCCTAAAATTACAATATAATGGCACTAAAGAAATCAAGTAAAAAGAAAAGTACTGTAAATAGTAGTGGTAATTACACTAAACCAACTCTTCGTAAAAGATTATTTAATCAAATCAAAGCTGGAAGTAAAGGCGGAAGACCGGGACAATGGTCAGCACGTAAAGCTCAAATGTTAGCTAAAAAGTATAAAGCTGCTGGTGGAGGTTATAAAAGTAAGAAGTAATGAAGAGAAAGCTACTTACAATATTATTATTACTTGTTATGAGCTGTGGCCCAGCAAAACCATCATGGGAATATAAAAAAGCACCTGATACTTTATTTGAAGCGGTTAACGTAAAAGATAATCCAAACGTAACTAAGAATGATAAAACAATAATGGGACTTTTATTTTCAGGTATGGTTTTATTTGTATTACACACATTTGTAACAAGATAATGGCAAAGACAAAACAACAAAAGAGTCTAGATAGATGGACTAAACAGAAGTGGAGAACTCCTTCAGGCAAGAAAAGCTCTGAGACAGGAGAAGTATATGC